AACACACGCGCGCTGTCCCACCCAAGATACTTGGCGTCGTAGCAGCCCTTGGTCAGTTCGCCTGTCATGGCGGCGAAGCCGTCTGCGTTCTCGTCCACGATCTCGGCGTTGATAACGAAGTCACACGCTTGGTTGGCGAGCTGCGCGTCCTCCCGCCACAGGTGCTGCCACGTGGTCAGGTGTTTATACATCTTGTGCTTGACCTCGTGCAGCACGAGGAAGCGCAACTCAGCGTCGTTCAGACTGTCCACGAACGCACGACCATACACCTCGTTCTTGCCATCGGTGTAGGCTGTCGGGCACTCTGCCTCGTTGTCCGAGACGCGCTTCTCCCCGATCATCAGCACGCCAGTCAGCGCGCGGTAGCGGTCCTTCGCCGTGATGTCGATCACGGCCTTCTGCAACCGCTGTTCAGCGGTTAGGGGCTTACCTAACATGAGCATTGTCGTTCTCCTCAGAACCCTGCGCGGGCATCTTCATACCCACGCTCGTATGCCTGCACGCGCTTGCGCCACCCGTAGACAGAGGCGGTGGACACCCTGTGCTCGGCAGCGGCTTTCTTGACTGTCGTCAGGTTGGCCTCGTTGATGATCTGCCGCCTCATGCTGTTGGAGAACCCGTAGTTGGGGTTGTAGAGGCGGTCGAGCGGTTCAAACTTCATGGTCGTTCTCCTGTTTGTTTTGTGGTTACTTCTTGTCAGCGGCGAACATATGGCCATTTAGCATAGCCCACTTCGTGAAGCTGCCGTTGGTCATCACGAGGTCGCGTTTGGAAAACTTCTCCGAGCGGACGTTGTTGGCGAACATACCCTGTGCCTCGGCGGGCAGGCGGTTGAGGTAGATCATCCAGTTGTCCAGCCAGCTGCGGTCGATGGTCGCCAGCGTGCGATAGACCACCATGCAGATAGCTGCGGCATTGTCGGGCACCTTGGCGTTGGACGGGTCGGTCTTGATGCTTTCCAGCGAGGGCAGCTTGTCAGCCAGCGCCACGAACGCCATCAGGTCCATCGCCGCACGCTCGCCGATGGTGCCACCCAGCGCACCGATCACGGTCTGGTCGTCGAGCAGGTGACGCTGCTTCAAGATGTCTGACGCAGCTTCCAGCGAACGCGGGGTGACGAAGGCCGCACGCTGTGCACGGGGGTGGAAGATGTAGGGATTTTCTTCTGGGTCTTTGAGTTCGGTGAAGTCGGCGAACAGCTGTGGGTTGTCCTTGCACCAGCCGAGCATGGTGTGGTCGATGCCGTTGTTGAGGCCCCACTCGATCCACTCCATGTTAGACGCCTTGCGGGATGTGACCACGGTGATGCGGTTGCGTGCATGTGGCGGCAGCAGGTCGCCGACACCCTCGGCACCGAGGTTAGTGGTCGCGAAGATGATTGAGTCAGGGTGCAGCGTGTATGAGCCTATTTTTCTTTCTAGCATCAGCCGCAGCAGGGCGTTCTTCACGGACGGGTTAGCCTTGCCATACTCGTCGATCATCAGGATGATCGGCCCCCCGTGGTGTGCACCCAACTCCTCGTTCGTGGCGTAGCTAACGTAGGCAGCGTCTGCGCCCGCCTCGGCGATGCGCGGCAGCGTGATGTCGCCCAAGTCTTTCGTGGTGCAGTCGAAGTAACACGGGGTGTGGTTGGGAAGTGAGCTTGCGAGGGTGCGCAGCAGCGAGGACTTGCCCGAGCCCATGTGGCCCTGCACGAGGACCGTGCGCTTGTGGCCTGTGCGCTGGATGAGGTTCACGCACTGGTCGAGGCTCAGCGCGTAGAGGCTGTTGAAGTTCATCATGTCATTCTCCTGAGTTGTTTGTGGTTGTCGTTGTCGTTGTTAGGGTTGAGCCTAACGGGTTTCGTGGTCTTGCCATGTCCACTCGGACACGGTTTCGTCGTTGGCACGAGCGAACACGATGGTGTCGTGCTCGCAGGTGTCTCCATACATGCGGTGGTCATGCCACTTGTGGGTAAAGTCAGGCCGCCCCCACACTTTGACGGCGGACCAAAACTCATTGCCCCGAAAGCCTACGAAATGGACCGCCATCACACCCCCCTTAGAAGTCCAGCGACGGCAGCGCCTTGATCGCCGCGTCGATGGTGCGCTTGGTCTCGGCACGCAGCTGCGTGTCGTCCTTGAGACTCTCGACGTTCAGCCCACGGAACGCCGCCTTGAGCCGCCGCTGCATGATCTGCATGTTCATGTCGTCGGTGACGTTGCAGGTCTCCATCATGTCGATGATGTCCAGCGCGCGGTCGAACACACTCTGGTAGATGCGGTTGGCCTTCACCCCGCCGTTGCCGTCGTCCTCCACGAGCAGCTGGCGAGACAGCGTGATGAGCGTGTCGTGCAGCCGGTGCCAGATGTCGTCCATCGCACCCTTCAGCTGCGCGGCGTAAGCCTCGGCATACTGTGCCCGCAGGGCGTCCTGCGTCTCGCGCTCCATGTCCACCCGCCAGTCGCCCGTCTCGGGCAGCGGGATGTAGGTGCTGGCGAAGCGGAACTTCTTCGCAAGTTCGTCGGTGTTAGGGTATTCCCTAACGTTGAACAGGTCGCCCAGCTTGGCCTGTGCTTGCGTGATCTCCCAGTCGTATGCCTTCAAGAAGATAGCCACCAGACGATAGAACTCGTCACGCAGCGCGGTCATCTGCTTGTGGTAGGCGAAGTATCGCGCCGTCGGCAGCAGCCGCAGCCCACTGTCCGACCACGGCAGGGTGCTCGCGTAGTGCGTGGAGCGCACGTTGGCCGCGAATTTCTGCACCGCGTCCAATTCGGCGCAGTCGCCCAGCAGCTTCTTGTGCACCGCAGCGACGCCCTTGGCCGCGTTGTTCGCGCGCGTCACGTCGTCAGACGCGCTCTTGTCCTTCTTCTTGCCGGTCCAGACGCTGATACTCAGTTCGGCGAGCATCGCGGAGGACGCGATAGAGGGTGCGGACGCAGCGGGAGCGGTGAAGCCGTTGGCAGCGGTGGGGGAGGTGATTGTGGCTGTAGCGTTCATGTCGTTCTCCTGTCTGGTTAGGGAGCACCCTAACGGGGCGCGGTTTGGTTTGTCTGTCGTTGTTTCTCGTCACTTCTCGGCTAGTCTTTACACTATACAACATATTCTGTTGTAAGTCAAGTTTTTCGTGTGTTCTCGTGTGTTTTGTTGCGCTATTGTGCTGTCTTGTCGCGCCCCGTTACCGGGGCTTTTGGTTGAGGTTTTTTAGTTCCTCCTTTTGCGTGACGAGAGTGTAGTGGCCCTTGTGCAAGGGCACGATGCACCAGCTTGCGCGGGCTTGCCGCGCAGCCTTCTCCCCGCAGGCTAGGCACAGGTTGTAGCCCAGAAGCGACCGCGCTTCCGAGAACGACTCGCCGCAGTCGAAGCACTCGATCAGCGGTATCTCCTTCGGCTCTCTCATATCACGCATCTCTCTCACTCCTCTCTCGCGGCGCTTGCACGGGCGCGCAGTTGGTCATGGGCCATAGCGTATTCGGTCCACGTTAGGGTGTGCCCTAACGCAGCGGTCGGCGTGGTGTAGTTGTTCGTGTTGTCGTTGCCGTTGTTTGGTGTGGTGTGGTGGTCGAGCACCGCATCGTAGCGGGACCGCTCGCGGTCGTGCCAACGCACAGGTGTGTGCGAAGGCTTGGTTGGTCGTGCAGGACGAACGGGCTTGGTCATCACCACAACGTCCTTGCGCTCGCGGACGTGCACGCTCTCGCGCCCGCCGCCCGCGCCGGTGCGATGCCACTTGAGGTAGTTAGGGTGCGCCCTAACGGCGGTCTCGGTCGGCAGCAGCCGCGCGAGTTCTGCACGCATCTGGTCCTTGGTCATTTGCATTTCTCCTCACCTGCCGCGACGTTGGTCGCGGTCGCTTCTTTCGTCCGTCACTTTTACCCTACTATCTACACTATACCACAAAAGAAGTTATATGTCAAGTTTTACGACGAAAATGCAAGAGAATGGAACGGACTGGAACAGAAGCAACAGGGCGATAGGCAGGTTAGGGCAGCCCCTAACGGACATATAGAATGTTCTGAATGTTCTGAAGAAGTTCTTGGGTAAGTGCTTGAATGTAGAGGAATGTTCGTAATGTTGTTGTTGTTCTAATGAAAAATTATTATTGGGGGTAGGGGTAGTTGCGAACATCGGTGGGCGGGGAGTTGCGGCGCTTGCCACGGCCCTCGATCACAACTGCGGCAAACCAACATCCTTTCTGGGGCGCGAACATTCGGAACATTGTTTGTTATCAATGGGTTACGACGGAACATTATCAAAAAATCCAGAACTTCTGGAACATTCCTGTAAAATCAAGCAGTTAGGGCGAACCCTAACGGCGAAAAAAGTTCACGCGGGGGCTTGACGAAATAAAAATACTTGGTAGACTCCTCACGTCGTCTCGACGGCAAAGCCGTGCTAGACGCAGAGGAGCTTCGAAACGCAACATTATTGCGCGGCGCCCCTCGACGCTCGATACAGCCTCGGAAACTGGCATAGCAGCCGTTAGGGTGGACCCTAACAGGGGGGTTGACAGAACTGAAAATTAGGGTAAGCTCTAGGCGAGCTTTCGCAAGCGATAAGCAACGCCGTGGGAGCTTAGTTTCAGCCGCACCGCAGAAACTCTCGCCGCACCGCAGCGATGCTCGATACAGCCTCGGGCGCTCCACGCCTCGATGCTCGATACAGCCTCGGAAACTGGCATAGCGACCCCGCAGGGGAGCGGGCATAAAAAAACCCCCCGCGCCGGAGCGCGAGGGGTTGGTGGTCAGGGCGTGAGCCAGAGAAAGACAAAGAGCATGGCGAACAATGCCGCAGCGCTGAGAGCGTCTAGGACGTGATGCTTCATGGTGATGGGGCGAGGTTTCCCTCGCCCCGCCCTTTCTATCGGATCAGCTTGGCAAGCTGCCGGATGGTCTCGATCACGGCGGGCACGTCGAAGGACGGCGCGTCGAGCTTCTGGACCTTTTCTTCCCAAGCCGCGAGGGTCTTAAGGGTCTTAGCTTCCCACGTCGAACCCGGCTTGGGACCGGTTTCCTCTTGCGCTGCTGCGGCCGTCTCGCGCGCGAGCAGGTCTTTCCGCAGGGCCGCGAGGTGCGAGGTCGCGTTCCCATACCATGTGGTCACGCCGTTGATCGAGCCGCAGGGCAGACCCTTGATGATCTTTCGCGCCGCGCGATTATCGCCCATGATCTCGGCAACCTCGTCCATATTGAGACGCTTGCCCTGATGCTTGATCGCCGCGAGAGCGAGCATCATGCCCCTATGCCGCCATACTTTCGTGTTGGACCCGGCTTCCTTGGCACGCTTGGCGTCGAGGTTATCAGCGGTAAACCCCGCAGCCTGCATCGCGTCGAGCAGCGATGCGCGGGAGATACCCGCCTTATCCGCGAGGTCGCGTTCCCGGATAGCGAGGGCGAGCAGGTCTTTGTCGAGAGTGTCCATGGCGTTTCCTTTCATTGCCATATCGGGGCGGACCATTCCGTTCCCGATAACCTTTTATGGCACAGTCTGACGCCGTTGTGTTACGTTTCGTCGGTTAGGGTGCGCCCTAACAGCAGAAAATCGCATATGGCGCGACCCCACCGGGGGGCGACCCCCCTATCTCGGGGGCGGGATCATTGCCAGCATACATACTATTCCCCACAAACCCCCACCTTTTAGAACCTTCCAAGAACATTGTGAACTTCCCGCCCATTTAGAACCTTCCAAGAACATTAGACCCCCCCCACCCCCTTCAATTTCTACCCAGCCAGCGGTTTCGGCGCGCTCCATATAGAAAAAGGGGGTGCAGGAGTCCCACGTTGCAAAATGCCCCCTATACTATATAGTCTCGAAACATCACTGAACGGGGGAAACCATGACCCTGCACCTCACGCCGGAAGAAAACGTGCCCTTTGAGACCAAAAACGCCGATCTGAGCTTCGAGGAAGGCGTCATGGCGGGTGCGAACACGGCAGCTCTGCTGGCCGCTGCGGGCCTAGACGTGCTCCCGGACGCGGAGGACGAGGAGATCGCGGCCAATCTGGCGATGTCCTACGCTGCGGACCCTCTGGAGACGTCCAAAACGGCCTCCGTCAAGAAGATTGCGACCCTCACGCCCGCCGCCCTGCTGCTCACACAGCAGATTCTGAAGGATTATGGGCACAAAGTGGTCGATGACGCGGTGCAGATACGCCATCTGGTCACGAACAAGCTGGTGCAGGAGACCGAAAACCCCGATCCGAGGGTGCGGTTGAAGGCTTTGGAGCTCCTCGGCAAGTTCTCCGACGTCGGTCTGTTCGTGGAGCGTAGCGAAGTCACCGTCACACACCAGACGACCGACGATATCCGCTCGCGCCTGCGCGAGAAGCTGCAAAAGATGGTCGATGTGACGCCGGTAGACGGAGACGGCGCGACTCGCGCCGTGCCAGAGACGCCGGTAGACGACGCCGAAGTAGTGGAAGCGACGTAATCGTGAAAAAGTCCAATAAAATCAAACAAGTATAGCCGCATGAAAGAGTTCACCGAGGCAGAACTCCGAACGCTTCTCGCCAACGTCGATGCGTTGACCGACAGCGAGGCGCTGGAGGTCGAACAGCTGCTGGATGAGCTTCTGAAGCGTAAGGGACTGCAAGCCGCACGCGACGACCTGATCGAGTTCTGCAAGATCATGGAGCCATCGTACAAGGTCGGCAGGCACCACAGAATCCTCGCCAAGCACCTCATGGCGCTGGAGCGGGGGGACGAGGACCGGGTGTGCGTCAACATCCCGCCCCGACACGGCAAGAGCCAGCTCGTCTCTATATACTACCCTGCGTGGTTCCTCGGGCGGAACCCGGGCAAGAAGGTCATGATGGTCTCCCACACCACGGACCTCGCGGTCGACTTCGGGCGCAAGGTGCGAAACCTCATCGACACCGCCGCGTACAAGGAGATTTTCCCTGCCGTAGGCCTCGCTGCGGACAGCAAGTCGGCGGGGCGGTGGAACACGAACTTCGGGGGCGAGTACTTCGCCTGCGGTATTGGTAGCTCCATCGCTGGTCGCGGTGCAGACTTGCTCCTTGTGGACGACCCGCACTCGGAACAGGACGTGCTGAACGGCAACTTCACGGTGTTCGAGAAGGCCTACCAGTGGTTCACCTACGGTGCCCGGACCCGACTCATGCCGGGTGGGCGGGTGGCTATCGTGCAGACTCGCTGGCACATGGACGACCTCACGGGGCGCGTGACCCGGGACATGGTCCAGAATGACGACGCCGACCAGTACGAGGTAGTGGAGTTCCCCGCGCTGCTGGACGTAACTCAGAAGGACGACGTCACGGGGGAAGAAAAGATAGCCCAGCGGGCTCTCTGGCCGGAGTTCTTCGACGTACCCGCGCTCCTGCGGACAAAGGCGTCGATGCCGGTGTTCCAGTGGAACGCACAGTATCAGCAGTCGCCCACGGCAGAAGAGGCTGCGATCATCAAGCGCGAGTGGTGGCGGCTGTGGCCTGACGATGACCCGCCGCCGACGGAGTTCGTGATCATGTCGCTCGACGCCGCCGCCGAGACAAACACCCGGGCGGACTTCACGGCGCTGACGACGTGGGGGGTGTTCCAGAACGAGCGGGAAGGTGGGCACCACATCATCCTGCTGAACTCCATAAAGAGGCGGTTGGAGTTCCCGGAGCTCAAGCAGCTCTGCCTCGATGAGTACAAGTACTGGGCCCCCGACGCGTTCATCGTCGAGAAGAAGAGCGCGGGGACGGCGGTGTTTCAAGAACTGCGGCGGATGGGTATCCCCGTGCAGGAGTATACACCCCACCGGGGGACCGGGGACAAGCTCGCGAGGTTAAACTCCGTGTCCGACATCCTGTCGTCGGGGTTCGTCTGGGTGCCAGCCACGCGCTGGGCCGAGGAGGTCATAGAGGAGGTGGCGGGGTTCCCCTTCGCGAGCCATGATGACCTCGTGGACTCTACGGTCATGGCGCTGCTGAGATTCCGTCAGGGCGGGTTCATACGCCTGCCCACGGACGAGGACGACGGCCCGGACACCGCGCCGCCGATGCGGGAGCCGTACTACTGAGCGTAGCTTGTTTGAAAATGGGGTTGGCTGTATAGTGCCACAAAACCCACAAGGAGAGCGACATGGGTATCGGGCAAGCGAGTGGAGGCGGTTCCTCCAAGGGTGGTCAGGCAGCCCCCATGCAGCAACAGGTTGCTCCACAGCAACTGGGCGGTGGCCTTGCTCCCGTATTCGACATGAGGGGCTATGACGGCCCGATGCAGCAGCCCATGATGCAGCAGCCCATGATGCCGCCGCAGCCATCTCCTGCGGAAATAGAGCGGATGCAGTCCATGCAGCAGGCATTCGAGAACACGGACGCCTACCGCAACTACCGGAACATGCCCATCGAGCAACAAAGGGCCGTGACGTCTGACCCGTTCACAAACGTTCCCGAGTATCAAGCGCTTCAGAGTGCCTCTCAGGCCATGAACCAGCAGATGCAGCAGCGCCAGCAGCAGTACGACATGCAGCAGCAGCAGGCCCAGCAGCAGATGATGCAGGAACTGATGATGCTCCGCCAGCAGGCCGCGATGGGCAGGACACCCGTGAGAGACCTGACCCAAGTCACGCCACAGGTTGCACAGCCGGTCGCTCCAGCGCCTCAAACACTGAGCCCGGCAATACGCAGACCCACACCAATACGGCGCTCTGGACTCGAGGCCCTCATGGCGCGTAGACGTCAGCGCTGACCACCAACAA